TTAATCGTGTCTATGTCGGCTATTCCATATGGTGCGGTGAGCGTGTAAACTTCTTCAACCGTTCCTCCCGAGGAGTAGGCCCCGAACGCGGTAGAATCTACTGCCGTACCGTTCATGTATTCTAGCTCAAATGTGTTAGCTCCGTTGTTTGGATTTCTAACTTTAAAATTACGATTATTTAAATAGGTGCCCAGGCCCCCAGCAATTCCGGTTATGTAAACCTCATCTGAGTCAGCATAATTGTCTGCCCCGGCATAAGTCACCACACATGGATTAGCGTTGGTCACTCCGGTAATGTTTTGAGCGGTCAAAAGGACCTGATTTCCATTTTTTACAACGCGAATATAATAATTTCCGAACTCAAGCACATAGGTTTGATCGGAATTAAAAACGAAAGGAATAAGTCTAGCCCCGGTCTCAGAGCTATTAATTTCCCCTACAAACGTGGTGCCAGGTCTATTTGCGGCCCCACCGTGTTTGTAGACCAAGAAATTGAGCATGGTCTTTGCGCCAGTTTGATACTTAACAAGATCCACACGCCCGTAAACGGCTGGCGTTATTTCCCCCCCTGCAAAACTTCTTTGAGCAATCGTAGTTTCCGACACTGTAATTAGCTCCTTGCTCGTGTGAATTCACTTAGAGGTTCTTCTTCTATCTGCTCCTCGGAGTTAGCCACTCCCTGAGCTAGCGCTAAGGACATTTGATAGAACTGCACTGAGCGCTTGCCGAGGCGGTCTTTGTCTCCAGCGGTCACGCTTGGGGCAATCATTGAGGCGAGAAAATACGAAAGCGCCAAGGCAAAATCTGGAGGGTAAATCTCGGTGTTGTCTTCGAGAAACATATACTCACCGACTGCGTCCTCCATGTCTGTGTAAATGACTAAGCCACTGCCGTTGTTGACTATTTGTAGGGGAACTCTCGATTGTCTTGTGTCGTTTCTAGTTCCCGACAAGATCCGTCTAAATCTTAAGCAGTCAGAGGGATATTGATAGGCATAATTCCATTCAGTCGTAGGGTGATCTGTGTCACTACTGTCAGTAAGCAATCCAAGCTCCACCGTCTTTTTAGCAAATGGCCAGTTTCCTGCTCTGATCAGCGTATCTCTGGCGTTATCAAAAACACGGTTACAGACTCTTGCTTCAGCGCTTCGCTCTGTGAAGCTAGCAATTTCCACTGAACTCCCCAAATGACGTAACGCCATGTTTGCTATTTCTACACTGCTAGCCATGTGACACAGATCCTTTCTTGTTCACGGTTATTTCTTTTTGGACTTTTTGGGTGCTTTTTTAGCCATTTTCTTGGCTTGTTTTTTTGTTTTCATTTTATGCAACATTCCTCCTTTCGTTAGATTTTACTACTCCCAACAAGGTTTATTGGTCCTCCCTAGTATTGATAGAACCATTAACAGATGTTGCTGTACCACTAACAGGCTGACACGCTAGTGTTATCCATTCACCCGGCTGGAGCGTTATGTCGTCACTAAAGGCAAACGTCAAACTCCCGTTAATTCCGAGCGAACCACTCCAAACGAGCTTTTCATTCGTACTAAATGTGACGCCTGTTGCAGCAGTGTCATATGTTGTGGTCGAAATGGTTGAATAAGACGAAAAGTTAGGATTTCCAGACAAAGTGCCGTTTTTAATTAAATACAAAATCACTTGTTTTGTGTGGTCGCATCCACCGCTTGCACTCAGAATATTTACGATAGATTGATTAGTCCTACCATTATACATGAGTTCGTTCTTTATTGTAAAAAGCGGAACATATGATCCAGACGCAACGGTTGTCTTAGTGTTCCCATAAGAAAATCTATTTCCCTGTAAGATTTTCTCGCCTTCAATAAAGCCAGCAAAGCTTCCACATTTGACAGTGAGATTTGTCGTGCTACCAGTGCTATAAGCTGCAATTGTGAATGGAAACGATGGATTTCCAAAAGTAGTAGTTGTCAAAGTGTTTGGTAATAGGAAAGTATGCAGCACGGTCCAATCGGGATTATTGCCGGCTCGCGCAACCTCTGCCTCTACTGTAATAGCTCCAGCCCCAAGGTATTGAACGTTGAGTTGAAAAACATTTAACTTTAATGGGTCTATTGTAACGCCAGTAGCACCAGTACCGTCTAGTTTGTCGCCATTCCAACTCGATTGTGCTACAAAAGCATCACTTGAAGCAACCCCTGCTTTGGTTTGTGCAAACGTACCTGCTGCGGTGCTGCCTGATAAACTATAACTACCGCTTTTGACACCAGCAAAAGAATTGACAAAAACTACTGTCGATCCAACTTGAGAAGTCGCCCACCCAGAATACGTACCAGCGGCAATTTCTTGAGCAGTTTTAAGAGTATTGCCCGAGTTTGTGACGGCCACACTGTAAGCGGTTCCATTCAGTGTAACGGTAACGTTTTCAGTCGTGCTACTTGCCGTTGCTACTGTCAGAGTTCTTGTTTCTCTGACTCCACGGTTAGAGTAGAGAATTCCAAACTGGGTACCCACATAACCAACAAATAATCCATCTTCAAAGTGACCGAGGCCGACCACTTGATAACTGTTAGCTACAGGCGAAGTAAAAACTGCTGTAAAACGGCACACACTTCCCTCTCCTGGGCGATACCGAAGGCGTTTGCGTGACTGAATAATTGCCTGACTATTAATAGTTGTTCCAGTTGATACTTCAAACAAAGAGTCTGAGGCAGTCGCTACTCCGGTACCACTTTTGATCGTATTGACTTGGCCTGTGTTAATCCCATAAACTCCGTCACATTGAAAAATAGGTCTGAGTTTTTCAGTATGAATTGATCCGAAGGGCAACCTCGGAGCGTGTATTGCTACCTCGACGTGGCCCTCAGAAGTCACAGGTACGTTTGTATAAGTACCTCCATCGGTTCGCCCGACAAGGACAGCGCGAGTCAATTCTGCATCGGAATAATCACCTACAGAAGCAGATAAATTCGTCGTTAAATGAGACTTTGGCTGATCACTAAGAATTGATTGCAAAGCTACCGTAGCGGTTGACACTCCGTTATTAGTAAGCCGAACTCTAAAATATTTCGCAACTCTAGCAGCTTTGTGGGGTGTCCCTGTCGAGGCTGTAATTGTATAGGAAATTGTTCTGTGAGTAGTAACTCCATCGGTTGAAAAATCAAGATAGAGCGTTGCAGATTGAGTGATGTACGTAAATACTGAAATGTCACTATATTGAGAGATATCCTCCCAGGAGCCCGTAAATGTGGTCGATGCAGAAAGACTTGCTGTAGAACTATTCGAAGTAGAAACAGAATGCCGATCACTGGGCAAAGTAACTGGGAGAGAGTTAGCCTTTGTGTCTTGTCCAACGATGGCAGAAATGTCCGAAATAGTCGCATCATTGGTCAAAGCTCCAGATGGAGTCACCTTAACGTCTACGAAAGACCCACCGCCAGCGGTGGTTTTTCCATGAATTACAGAATGAACAACAAGCCCCTCATCAGTTTCTACGACCTGTGAGGATAACGGCTTAGTGAGTTCGCTTTTTGTTTCCGAACTGTATTTTACCTCTAGCTGGACAGTAGCCCCTGAGCCGCTGTTATTTGTTAGTTTCGTTCGAAACCACTGACCTTTAACCGCTAACTTATGCGGAGTTCCAGTAGACGCTTGAATTAGAGTTTCATCCGAATATGGAACGGGTGAAACACCTTGATCAAGAGTGAATTGACTGGTGAGCGTTATTTGCTGATCCGAATAAACAAGAATAGTCACTTCCGCAAAGTTAGTGACGTTTTCCCATTCCCCGGTCCATGTAGCACCGTTTGCTAAAGACTCACTAACACGACGGTTTAAAGTGGAAATATGGTTTTGTGATGTTGACACCTTCCTCCCACCTACAGCCTAGATTTAAGCGCTTCCAGTTCTTGTTTCACGTCAGCCAGAGCTTTTTCTTTAACTAGAAGCTCCTGGTTGAGGGAACTAAGAGCCTCTAGTTTTGTGGAAAGCTCGCACTCTGCTTTTGAAATCTCCTGTTTTAACTTTTCAATCTCGGCTTCACTCTGGCTTTTAACCGCTGCCTGAGTATTGATAGCCTGCACTTCTGCTTGATGAATAAGAGCGTCAAACTTGCATTCGGCTTCTTCAATGATGATTGCTGCTGCGTTTTTGGCCTTTAGGATTTTTTCGTCTAGCTCGGAGAGTTCCGACTTTTTAAGTTCACACTGAGCGCTGGCCTCTTTATGTGCAAGATTCACCTCTTGAATAGCCTGCTCAACTGAGCCCATGTATTCAAGTTCTTCAGCCAGGGCTAGAATGGATTTAAAATTCTTAGCAAACTTTTTTAATTCGGAAGCTGCTTCTAGTTTTGCGCTCATCGTCGTCCGCTCCTTCTGCTTGCCAATAACGTTACGGTCAAGGAAGTTGTGCCATCTCCTGCCGTCACGCGTGGCCGAATGTACTTCGTGTTTTCGAGAATGGCCTCAATCCCGGCAGCGGTAAAGCTTAAAGCGTTACCTTGTGGATCGGCCAGGGTCGCATAGTTGGTTCCATCGTTGGAGCCTTCAATAACGCAAGTACCCCCA